AGGAATTTTCACAACGTTATGCTGATTCTTCCTTACTCGCGAAGACGATCCCTCTACCTGAACTACGCAGACAAGACACCAAGAATCGTCAGAACTCTATTGATGACATTGACTCGTTTACGCGGGAGAAGTTTCGGATGAAGATGCAAAAACTCTTTGCAGAATCTATGGATCTATATCAAGAAATGCTTGATGCTGGGATTGCAAAGGAGTGTTCGCGTTTTGTACTCCCTCTCGCCTGTCCCACAAAAATCTACATGACGGGCTCAGTTCGTTCATGGATTCATTATATCGATTTGCGTTCTGCAAACGGTACACAGAAGGAACATATGGACCTTGCATTAGGTGCGAAAGAAATCTTCTGTGAACAATTCCCTGCCGTTGCTGAAGCAATGGAATGGGTTTCATAAATATTCATACTAATACTTGAGGTTTATGCCAAAATATCCTGTTATTAATTTAGAGACGAAAGAGCAAAAAGAACTTAGTATGACGATGAGTGAGTATCAAGAATGGAGAAAAGATAATCCAGAATGGGACAAAGATTGGATGGCAGGTGTTGCCGCTTGTGGTGAGGTTGGAGAGGTTTACGACAAACTCAAAAAATCTCACCCTGGTTGGAACGATGTCTTGCGAAGGGCATCGAAGATGCCCGGTTCCAATGTCCGTCCTATCTAATTCTTTTTATGCCTGCTAAAAGATCAAAGTCACCCGTTCCTTTTGGTACAAGTAATCGAACAATGAAAAGAAAGAAACCGATCAATTCTGATCTAATGAAACAAGTTGAACCTCTTACAGAGAATCAACAAGAACTTTTTCGTTGCTATAAAAATGATCAGAACATTGTCGCATATGGATGTGCAGGCACAGGTAAAACATTTATTACCTTGTATAATGCACTAAAAGATGTATCTGATATGAAATCGCCTTACGAAAAGATTTACATCGTAAGGTCTCTTGTAGCTACCAGAGAAATTGGTTTTCTTCCTGGAGACCATGAAGATAAATCTTCTCTGTATCAAATACCATATAAAAATATGGTCAAGTACATGTATGAACTGCCTACAGAATCTGATTTTGAGATGCTGTATGGTAATTTAAAAGCGCAAGGAACTATTAGTTTTTGGTCCACCTCCTTTATAAGAGGAACTACTTTAGATAATGCTATTATCATCGTTGATGAATTCCAAAACTTGAATTTTCATGAACTTGATAGTATAATCACAAGAGTTGGTGAGAATTCAAAAATCATGTTCTGTGGTGATGCAACTCAAACCGACCTTACAAAACAGAATGAGAGGAATGGTATTGCAGACTTTATGAGAGTCTTACGTATCATGCCTTCCGTTGATATCATTGAATTTGGCGTTGATGATATCGTTCGTTCTGGTCTGTGTAAAGAATATTTGTTAGCAAAAATGGAAATGAATTTATGAAGTTTGCTCATTGTAATTACCTAGGTGATATTGAACTAAACAAAAAAGAAACTAACGGCATCCGTCTCTACAATCTACCTAGTGGAGATTGGGTGCCTTCTATTACATCCGTAACATCGTTCTACAATCGACAAATTTTTGTTGATTGGAGGAAAAGAGTTGGTATTGAAGAAGCAAATCGTATTACAAATAGAGCAGCAAAGAGAGGCACAGACTTTCATGAAGTAGCACAAGACTATCTACTTAATAAAGAGTTAAACTGGGACAATTATCGTCCCTTATCTAAGTTTATGTTTCATCATTTGAAACCAGAACTTGATAAGATAAATAACATACATGCTATTGAACGCACCCTTTATTCTGAGTACCTTGGATTAGCAGGGAGAGTTGACTGCATAGCAGAGTATGAAGGAGAACTGGCGGTAATAGATTTTAAGACATCTGAAAAGATTAAACCTGAGAAGTGGATTGAAAACTACTTCGTTCAGGAGATGTTCTATGCATCTGCTTATTATGAGATGACTGGTATTCCGGTCAAGAAACTTATCACTCTGATGGTTACACCTGGAGGAGAGATAAAGGTATTTGACAAAAGGAACAAGTCCGATTATATTAAATTGTTAGTTCGTTACATTAAAGAATTTGTATCTCACAATACTAGGACACCGAATGCAGAATGAACTAGAAAAAGTTTTAGAAAATAAATTCTTCTGCCCATCAAAATTTACACAAGAAATTGAAACACTTGTGCAGAAAAACTCAAGCATGAGTTACATCGATGCTATCGTTCACTTCTGTGAGCAGAATAGTATTGATGTTGAATCAGTTCCTAAACTGATTACGAAACCACTAAAAGAAAAGATTAAGTACGAAGCAATGGAGTTAAACTTTTTAAAAAGGACCTCCAGAGCAAAATTGCCCCTTTAATCCAAAAAAGGGCGCAAAAATATCCCACAAAAAATTTGCCCTATTAGGTTTTTTTAATGATGCCTTATGATGCTTATCGATGCTACTTGTCGTTAAAAAACCATTTCACCAAAGAGAAATACGATTATCACAAATATCGCGGTAAGAGTCGTGCCTCTCTTCAATCTTTTTATAAGAGGAAAGATCGTTTCTGGTTTGAAAAACTAGCAAGGAACAAATCTGATAAAGAAGTTGAAGAATTCTTTGTATCTAACTTTGTCGTATGCACTGACCCAAGTAAGTTGTGGATTGGTGAAATGGTAAAGGAAGGAGAAAATAGATATTTGAATTGGAGAAAGAGAAATCAATCTCTAGCGTATTTGTTCAAAGAAGAAATGGAACCGATACTAGCAGGACAGAATTTTGATTCAATATTTGCTAGTAAAACAGGGCATCCCCCTATTCTTAAAAAGTATCTAGGGGGTGACATTTCCATAGAAAGTATGGTAATATTAGAGCAGGTACTTGGTTTTAGGAATGACTTTGATGAAGACTTAAAAGACCCTGTGTGGGAAACCGTAAGTCTTAAAATAAGAAAATATTCTTCGTTCCTAAATATCGATGTGCTTCGCTACAAGAAAATCTTAAGGAGTATCATTCACAATAGGAGATAACTATGGCACTAGAAAATTCTGAGGTTCTTGAGAACCTTATTAAGCAAAAAACTGAAATCGAGAATCAAATTGAAACGGCGCGTGTGACGTACCTTAAGATTTTAGGTGCTATTGATGCACTCTCTCAGATTGAAGAAAGTAAGGAAGGTGGAGAAGAAACTGAACCTGAAGCAGAAGAAACTGTAGAAGATGAATGAGTTTTTTCGACTCTGAGGTAGTCCGCGCCGAAATGACGGAAATAGAGGAATTGCAAGAAGACGTTTATAAAAATGTCTTCTCTTTTCCTACTATGAATAAAGAAGAAAAACTATTTCATGTCAGATTGCTTGAGAGACTTTTGGATAAGCAGCGAGTTCTCTATACTCGTTTAAGTTTATCTGATGACCCTCAAGCAAAAGAGATGAAAAAGAGAATATTAGAAGGTGCATCAAATATGGGTCTTCCCCCTGATGTTGATATCAATATGGTTTTCTCTAACATGTCTAACATGTTAGAAATTATGAAAAAACACCTTGACGATACACCAGAATAGGATTATAGTACTGAAGTACAACCACAAGCCAAATACATACAAATCTAATGACATTCGCAAATCTTAAAAAGCAATCCTCTCTCGGGTCTTTGACCGCCAAACTGGTTAAAGAAGTAGAAAAAATGAATACACAAGCCGGTGGCGCAGATGAGCGTCTCTGGAAACCAGAAATGGACAAAAGCGGTAATGGTTATGCCGTTATTCGTTTCCTTCCTGCACCTGATGCTGAGGAACTTCCTTGGGCAAAGATGTATTCCCACGCATTCCAGGGCCCTGGTGGTTGGTACATTGAGAACTCTCTCACCACTATTGGTCAGAAAGACCCTCTTGGTGAGCACAATCGTGAACTCTGGAACAGTGGTAACGAAGCAGATAAAGATACTGTTCGTAAGCAAAAGCGTAAACTGTCCTATTATGCCAACATCTATGTTGTGCAGGACAAAGCAAATCCTCAGAATGAGGGTAAGGTGATGCTGTATAAGTTTGGTAAGAAAATCTTTGATAAGATTATGGAATCAATGCAACCTGAATTTGAAGATGAGGAGGCAATCAATCCATTCGACTTCTGGCAGGGTGCTAACTTCAAACTGAAGTTAAAGAAGGTTGCTGGTTACTGGAACTATGATAGTTCTGAGTTCGACAGTGTGTCTCCTCTGCTTGATGATGACGATGCACTGGAAGCAGTTTGGAAGCAGGAATATTCATTGTCTGCTCTCACTGCTGCTGATCAGTTCAAATCTTATGAGCAACTGGAAACCCGTTTGAAGATGGTTCTGGGACAAAAACGTTCCCCTGCACCTAAACTTGATGAATCTTTTGAGGATGAAAGTGAAGGACGTGGTTCATTTACTCCAGACTTTAAGTCTAAAGCACCTGAATCAGATTTCAATGCACCTGATATCACCCCAACTAAAACTAGTGAGGATGAAGATGATGCACTTTCATACTTCCAGCGTCTTGCTGAAGAATGATTAATCGTATAATCTAACGTTATCAGCACGTTTCAAGGTTTCACTCACATACTGGGTGGAACCTTTTTCGTATAACATCATTTCTGTTAAATCGTCAATAGCAAGTTGTACTAGTGTTTTGTTGAGTAGATATATGCTTCTTTTACTATCTTGTATTTTTTCTTCATACTGATAATTTGTAATTGAGGTTACTGGAGTTACTCTTATATTAGGACTAGTTACACGATCTGGATCTGAGTAGATTATCGTATAGTCTTTATCAACTTCAATTCCTGCAGGAACGATAACAACACCCTGGATATTTGTAACCTCTGTTGTTTCGTAATGATGGATATCATTTATCTTTTCGTATGTTTCATATTTTTCCAGTAAAAAATTATCAAAATCCACACCATTTAGCGGCCATTCATTTTGAATATTGATAATATTATTTGCAGTAAGAACCAACCAATCTAGATCAGAACGTCCATAGTATTTGAAGGCAACATTATCTGGTCTATCATCACCCTCTATATCATATTTCGTGAAATCTGTTACATCTTGGAAAATATCCTCACGAACAAATGATTTTTTAAAAAAGTTTTTTACCCTTATATAATCAGATATCCTGGAATTAGGAAGTCTACTAACATATTCAAAATCTGGAAGGCGTTTAAGATAATTGGACATTTTAGAAACCTATGTTATTTCCGGAGGTATAATCACCTTGATAGATTGGTACAAGTTCTTGGAAAGACATATTCAGTTCATACTGAACAGGAGTACCATCTTCAAAGGTCATAAAGGTTTGATTAGGTGCATAATTTGTTGATAATGCAGTTAATGCACAGGGTTTGAACATATTTAGAAAGTCATTTGGTGTATCACCACTTTGACTCTCCACGTAAGTTAATCTAAAAATATGTGGAGATTGTAGGAACAAGGAATTGCCTTCTCCACCCTTTTTGACCGCCATAAATTGCTTTAATGTTCTAACAATTGCTCTAACTGTTTTTGACTCACCAGAACTTCTTGGACTTAAGAGATATCTAAAACTAAACTGCCTGAGTTCTGGTCCTTGGAATAGAAGTTCGGTGTTTGGATTTAAAATTCTACCTTGTCTAGTGAGAAGTTGATTTCCAACTCCAGCAGCTTGCCCTGCAAGGATACCAGCAATAGCACCTTTATATGTCGCAGTATCTCCCTGTATTTCATCTACAATATTTTGTGCAGCAGCTCCAACACCTTCAGCACCT